CCCAATCAATAGGTGCAAATCCCGTATTTGGATCAACCGCGAAAGCATCGAGGAATGACTGATAACCACCTTCAAGAACGAGGTTATTTACTTCCAGTCTATTTTCATCAAGCCAAACATCACTTGTTGGATTGAGTTGTGCAACACCAACCCAGTTGATTACTGCAAATGGGTTTACGTTTTCTGTTCTGGTTGCAAAGTTCTGAGTGATGAATGCACTTTCAGTGTAGTTGAGAGTTACTACATCACCAGTTCTTCTAAGATTATTTGACTGAAGATCAGAAACTTGTGAAAGGTCTGCATTTGGATTTGCAGTGGTTCCAATACCAACTACTTGTTCTGAACCAAGGAGGAGATCTACACCATGGGTGTAGTGCATTGGTCTCAATTGACCTTGAGCCTTATCAATAGACGCTCTGAAGTTTGGATGAGTGATTGAATGTGAACTATGACCTCTAAAGTTATCAACAAAGAATCCAGACTTGAATCTATCAAGACCAGTTACTGCATCTCTAATGTTTAGATTAGCAGTATCGGTTTCGAGTAGAGACAACTGTGTATAGAATTCAATATTCTTAATTCTTGACTCCAGTCTAGAGATATCGAACATTGTATATCTCTTATGTTTCGCAAGAACTACAGAACTCTCTTTAGTCGCATTGTGCAGATAGGCTTTGTTATAAACAGTAGCAACTGTAAATGCACCAGCAGGAGTTTCTGGGACGATTGGGTTATCAGAGGCAATACCTTTCTTCAGTTCAAAGAAACCATCTTTGGATAAGAAAATTTTATCAATTCTTGGCAGATAGTAAGAATATCCGATAGTCAGAGTTTCATCTCCAACCAAATTGTTTGGAACATAACCACCAGAAGAACTAAAGTCTCTGAAATCATATTCAAATGGAGAATCTGTGTCCGATGCAAGATTATAATTCTTAACTCTTGGTCTAATATCAATATAATCTACAATTGGTTCTCCTTTGAACAGACTTTGGTCATTTTCATAAGTATCTGGAGAGTAACTATTGACCGTTACCAAATCCCCACCAGAACCAGAGTCAACAACAAAGTTATCGTAAATGATTGCGATTTGTTTTTTGGGCTCTGATGCATTTTGAGATCTGATGATTCTTGAATAGTCATAGAATTCGGATCTTTGACCATTATCAAATGTGAAGTTGGTGACAATGTTTTTATCACCAATTACAACGGTAGAAACTTCACCAGAAATTCCTGAAGATTGGAAATTGACAACTTCTCCAACAACAAATCTCAGTTCATTTTTATAAACAATGTCAACATTAGTTGTTGATGATGTAACTACTCTTGCGACAGCTCCACTAGTAGCACCAACAACAAGTTCACCCTGAAGAGTATTAGTCAGGGTTGATGATCTATTAACGAGTGTGATGTTTGGAAGAATTGGTGCAGATGTTGTACTTGATTCAAATACAGCATGAACGCGAAGTGCATCTGGAACATTCAGACAAATTTCCTTGTCTTGCACTCTAGTTCCATAAACAGTATTGTATGTCAGTCCATCATTAAATGTGGTTGAAGTAGATCCTGAGTATTCATACTTTGATCTGTTTACAACCAGTTTTGTGCATCTTGCAAGGTTCTTGGCTTGCGAAGTTACATTGATCTTTTTCAGTGTTGCAACCAAGATTGCATTAGTATCATTTGACTTGCTGAGACCAGCTAAAGTAACAGTTTTGAAAGTAGAGTTAAATGTTACTTTTTGTGCGGTTAGTGGTTCTACCGTTCCATCAGAATACACGAGGTTGTATCTTTCTTCATCAAATGGTTGGAAGAACTGATCGGTTGCACTTACCGTTACAGTGGCTCTAGAACCAGATACATTAAGACTAAACTGTCTTCTGATTTGAATTTCAGATCCAGTGAGATCTACATTAGAAATGTAAGAATTTGGAAGTCTGGTTGCAAGAGTCGATCTGTTGCCATTTACCAGATTTGGTCTAATCAGAGAAAAGTCGCTTGTTTGAATCTCTGTGGTGGTGAGACCACCATCACAAACACCAGAAACACTTGCACCCAAAGAAACAAGAGTAATTGTGGATCCATCAGCAGATAGAGCACCAACTCTATTGAATGTTGGATCGGAGAAACCTGTTCTATTATAGGTAACAATATCACCTGTCTTGATTCCTACGGAGAATCTATTTCCTGGAGCTGTTACAATTCCAGCAGAACCAATTGTGAAGTTAGTTCCTGAAGGTGCAAGAGAGAATCTATTGGAAAGAACTAAATCTGCATTGAAAGTGTTAATACCTACCGTTTGGTAGACAGACTTGATATCATCAAAAGAATACTCTCTAACAGAAGTTACAACTCTAGTATCTTCAATGCCATTGATAATGATTGGTTCATCTACAATAAACTGACCATTTGTAGATGTAAGAGTAAGGCTCTGAGAATTTGATACGTTGGACTTCAGATATCCCCTTGCACCACTCCTAGCACCTTCAATAAAGGCGGGAGTAGTTTGAGTAATATTAGAACTTACTGTGATTTCAGAAAAAGTTTGTAGATCATACAGATAAACTTCGTACTTACTCGTGTCATTCGAATAAGCTGAGGCTTCTAGTTTGTAGTCATAAACTTTCGCATTACCAATCTCAATACCACCAGCAGCTGATGCAGTTGAACCAATTCTTTCACTTCTAAGACTTACTACAGCAGTGGTTCCAAAACCAACAACAGGAGAACCATAAACATTATTAATTTTTACAAAATTTACACCATCAAATGCAAATGATGCACCACTAATTGTTTTGGTATCTCTTGGCTTTTCTACATCAATATATGATGTATTGAGTTTCTCAATATCAAAACCTCTCACATAAGCCTTACCAGGTGATACCTGATAGAGCATTAAGTCCTTGCTTGGAACACTACCTTGAGCGGTTTTTTGGTTTGGAAGATATACACCACCATTACCAAGTCTATTATTCAGTGACTCTTTTACCGAGACTTGGAATGGTTTTACATAGTAGTCACCACTCTCATCATATGTTCTTCTGGCTAACTCATCACGGATGAGATTATAATCAGTTTTCTTAACAAACTTTTGTAAGTCTCCATTATCAAGCCTCATCAATTCGACAAAGTTTTCATCATTAAACTCATCAAGACCTTTCTTGATCAGAGTTGTCTCAATTTGGAATCTGTCTGCACCAGGTGCTGAGAAGTTGGAGAATCCTCTAGCATTATCAAAAAGACTGGAATCATCATAAGCAGTTACAATGTTCTCTTTGACAAATAATCCAACTCTGTAACTTGGAGTTGCATCATACTGATCAAGAATAACGGTTTGTGAAAGAACTTTCACAAAGAATCCACGGATAAAATAAACACCTTCCTGAATAGAAGCTGCACATCCAGTGGAGGTTGCATTACTTGGAATACATGATGCAAATGGATTGTTTGCGGTAATGCGCGACAATCCATACTCAATATCAGATGCGGTTACAAGATTTTCCCCATCTTGGAAAGTATTCGTTGCAAAGTCCGAACCAGACTTCGAATACTTAACATAGATTGTATTATTTCCTCTATCGGAATTTGAGGATAAAATATAATTTACTACTGTAGCTTCAACCCCAGAAGTTGAACCTCTAATTACCTTTCCTACTAATTGATCAAGATATTCTGATACGGGAACCCCAAGAAACGTTGGATTGACCTCAACCGCATAGTACAGTGGATCATATGCAATTTGGCCAGGAATGACCATTGCACCTTCTTTAAAGAAGTGTTGACCAAATCTTTCAATTTGATTCTGTAAGATTGATTGGAGTTGTGTTAACTCTCTGGCCTGTACTGGACTAGCGGGTTTGAAAAGTACCCTGTTAAAGTTCTTATCTTCATTAAAGTCATCATAATACGGAGAAACATTAAGGTTAGTCTCTTGGGGCATTTTCTTAGAACTCTAATACGATTTTGATGTCTTCTTTCTGGCTGGCGCTGCGCTGAATCGCTGCCCTGTTATCTATGTATAAGATCTCACCAGAATATTTTTGAATTTCTGGTTGAGCAATACCTTGTACAAAGCTTTGACCCAGTTGAACCGAGGAGGATCCTACAGTTGTTGCAGTTCCTGGACTTGCAGCAGTACCAAAACTTGTTTCAATTCCAAGAGCTGATCCCGAAGTTTGACCACTGATTACATATGTACCACCAGCACCAATTTGTGATGAAAAATCAACCATTCTAAAACCATAAGTGGTTGAACCAAGACCAACTGGATTGTAGACCTTCAAAACACCCGTAGAAGAGTCCCAGTTGGCAACATAACCAACAGCAGTAGATCCAACACCAATTGTTTGATAAATTGGAGTATCTACAGTGTAAGTGGTATCTGAAATAGCACCACCAGTCAATGATTGCAATTTGATTGCGGTAAGAGCACTAGCTCTTGACTGACTCAATAAACTACCCGATGGTGTAAGTGGATTTTTAATTACTCCAACTTGTGCAAAGTCATTACCAGTAATAAAATCTGGATTATTAGAGTCATTTTCATATCTAGAGTAAAGGAGAACTCTAAAAGCACCCAATTCTCTATAGACATCAAAACCATGTCCTCCAGGAGGAGGTGTAATCACTTCAAATTGTGCAACAGAGGTTGTACCAACACCAACAGCTGAAAGTCCTGAAATAGGACCTCCAGTTTCTGCAGCAGGGGCTCCAGGATAGAACTGAATCGTTCCTCTTGTATACCCAGTTCCGCCATTAGTCACCGATACGGCAGATACTTTTCCTTGAGCATCAACCGTAACACTAGCTTTACCACCAGTACCGTCACCCAAAATGGGAATATTGTTGAATGTCTGGTTGATTGGTTGATAACCACCACCAGCATTTGTAATCAATGCGGTTTCAATTTTTCCATCAACAGCATTATTTTTAACATCTGAGGTATCGCCAGTACCCCAACCAGAAGGAACTGGAATGTAATCAACAGAGTCAAACTTTACAATATCCGATGGGTTAATCGTATAAAGATATTTCCAAACATATCCATCACCACTTGAGCCCGCCGATCTTGGTTCAAGATCTGTAAATGTTGGTTCATCTAGAGACTGTCTACCAAGAGGATTCTCTGGATTCTGTCCATTATTAATACAAACGTAAACTTTAAACTGACTGTTTACGACATAATACTTTGCATCGTACAAATTAGTAGATGCAGTCTGTGGAGAAAGATTCGATCTAGTGTAATTATTTTTGTACATCTCATAGACAGTTCCTGCTGTCCATGTGTACTTTCGAACCATTCTCTTAACATCACCAGTCGCAAGTTTTTTCAATGCGATCATAGTGTCATAGTCATCATTATATTCCCTGAACCCGTCTTTCGGAGCTGGAGTGTTGGTATTCCAATCAGTAGTACCATATCCAGCCCCAACGTCTTGCGAGTTAGGTAATCCAATAAAAGTGTAATAGGACTGTGAAGTGTCCGCTACACCAGCGACAAAATTCGCAGCATTTAATATTCTAAATTGATCTGAAATAATCGCGGGCATTTTATTAGACTTTTTGTTTTATTTATGATGTCTGATCAAAGTCACTGTAGTTTTCGTTCAATGGTGTTATTCTGTAAACAACAGGAGCAGTGGTCAGTCCAGTATAACCATTTTGGTTATTAATGCTAAATGATTGAGGACTTACCACACTTCTATTGAATCCATAAAGTCTTCCCCAACTGTAATATCCAATTTTTGGCGACAAACTTGTTGTTCCAAGACCAGCAAGAGACTGAACATTAGAGTAAACAGTCACAATGCCAGATGTGGATGTAACAACTTCATCAGCTCTGTAAACATTATCAATAAACGAAGTTCCAATTCCGATAACCGTTGCATCTTTATTAATGGAGGTAAGTCCATTACCAACAACAGAGTCATGAATGACAAAGTAATGACCAGCAGCAATTCCACTCTTTGTAATGTTTCCAAATCCAGCTTGATCAAGGAATGGATCAGAATCCAACTCAAATTTAACCATTGGACTATCAGTTCCAATGCCTGTAGAACTGGTTCCTACACCAACAACAACACCATAATCACCATCACAATCAACACTGGTAATTGTTTCGATAGTTACTGGTTCAACAGAGATCAAAACTTCAACTGGATTGTTTGGATCATATCCAAATCCACCATCACTGATATTGATTGATGTGATGGTTCCAGCCGCAGAAACTGTTGCAGTAGCAGCCGCGGAAACAGTCGCAAATTGACTATATGCAATGTTGGAAGATAAACCAACTGCAACCAGTTTGTTATTACCGTAGGCAAGACCATTATAGTCTGTACCAACACCAATGAACTTCTTATACCAAGTATCAGTTGTAGTAGAATTCAATACATTTCCAGATTGACCAATTGCAACCCAAACATTATCTTGATAAATTACAGAATTGAGATTAAATGTTGCACCAGAAGAAACAACACTCCAAGTCAAACCATCATCTGTAGATCTGATAATAGTTCCAGCAGCACCAACCGCAATCCATTGATTGTCGGCATGATAAACATCATTAAGTCGTGTAGTGATAGAGGTGGTTGTGACTCCAGTCCAGATTTCTCCATTATTTGATCTTAAGATAGCTCCATTGTTACCAACAGCAATGTATGTACTAGCATTGTTACCAACACCATAAAGATCTTGTGGAGTATATTTGTTTGCAACAACAAAACCAGTACCAAAACCAGATGGACCATTCAGTGAGTAAAGAATAGTTCCTGCAGCACCAACTGCAATAACCTTTGTTGGACCAACAACAAGATCGTTCAAATCTTGAGAAATTGTTATGTCAGTGTATACATTAAGGAATCCACTTAGGGTTCTTCTGTAAATCGTGGATGCACTGTAAGATTCACCGCGATCAACACTGACAGCAATTGTTCCACCAGCTCCAACTGCAATTACATTTGTTGTCAGACCAACAACTGCATTGAAGTCTCCAAAACCACTTACTCCACTATCATTCCAAGTAATACCATCAGTAGAAGTATTAATACCAGATGTACTTCCAACAGCAACAAATAAATCAAAGTCTGTAAAGTCAACATCTTGATATTCAATGTCTGTATTCGAAGACGATTGTGTCCATGTTCTACCAACTTCTTTAGTTTGTGTGATAGTGGAAGCAAATGAAATTGTAGGAACGGTCTCATATCCACCACCAGGATCACTGATTACTGGTGATGTAACAGTTCCGCCAGTAGATACCGTAACTGAAACGTCTGCGCGATCAACATTGTTTTCACGAAGAATTTTTACAGAACCACCAAGGGCAGAGTTCTTATCGGTACGATTGTCATATGCACTGAAAATTGGGAATGCATTTTCAACAAAAATAACACCAGATCCAACGCCAACATTCTGAATGATTCTAGTTGTTGGTTGTACTTTTGCAATCAATGAAGTTCTTGCCTTGGACAGAGCTTGATTGTTAAGGATCAGGTCACTAGTTTGTTTCTCCCAAGAAACAATTCTTCTAAATGCTGCATTCTGGTTAATTCCTTTTCCACCGTAGAGATTTGTCTCTGCTTTACGAACACCAGTGATTTCCGTAACTCTTCTATCAAGTTGTTGAACAAAGTTCCCCTCTCTTTCAAGTCTAAGTTTATCCCCAACTTTAACCGTTGGGAATGGAGTACCACCGTTCACGTCTGCGTTAGATCCTCTATAGAAGAGAATTTGTAACTTACTTCCTGCTTTTGGAGCTTCTGTAAATTCAATTTGAGTTCCACCATCAAAGATATAATTTTGACCTGGTTGTTGTAAGACATCATTCAAGAATACTAAGAGGTTATTTGCAACATCAATACTTGTGTCATCGCTGTCAATGTTAATAATATTTTTGGTGATAACAGTTTGAGTTAAAGTAAATACCTTCCTAGTTCCATCAAACTCATTGGCAAAACTGTCAAGTGGGAGCAAATGTCCAAAACTAAATCCAGAGAACTCATCATCAATTCTACTATCGACAGTGAATGTAAATGCACTAAACGCAGCTCCAACACTAGGATCTGTTGGAATACCAGCGACAGTCAATACATCGCCATTTGCATATCCAAGACCTCTTTGAGTAATGTCAAAATCGATGATGCTCCCACCAGTTCCAACAACAATTGTTGCCTTGAATCCACTACCTTGACCACCAGTAAAATCAACATTATTGTAAGCAGTAGGAATGCCAACAATAATGATTGGTGGATTTGTAGATGCATATCCAGTACCACCACTTACGGTGGAAATACCAGTGATAGTACCAGCAGATCCAACAGTTGCAGAAAGAACTGCTGTAGATCCAATTCCAAGGGGATTGAGAACCTGAATATCAACAGAATCCGAAGATCTGTATCCAGAACCACCACCAGTTACAACGACAGATTCGATTGCACCTGATCCATTAATGATTGCAGTTGCAGCTGCGGAAACCAAATTTTGATAGCCAGATCCAAATCCAACTTTTACATCACCAACTCTACCACCTCTAGGAAGATCGGTTTGACTTGTACCACTGAAGAAGATGGATGCACCAATACCAGATGCAGCCCTCTCATCCATAGTAAAGTCAACTGTTGGTCTTTGAACAATGTTGTTGATTAATATGATTCCATTATTAACAACTTCACCATTACCACCACCGTTACTTGCAATAGTAGTAACGATACCAGTTACATCCTGACCATCCTGAAGCAATGTAAACGTCTTACCAACTCCAGTAAACTTGTCGGACAAATCATCAAATACAAAGTTTGTTGTTGGATTCTTTCTATTGAAAACTCTACCAGCAAAAGTTGATTGAGTACTAATTCCTGGTTGAATCGTAGAAACACCTATCGGACCATATGGAGGAGTAATAAAGTGAATTACATCCTTGACAATATGGAAATCACCTCCCCTCATTGTTGCTGCAGCACCAACGGTGTGAGCTGCAGCAACACTTCCCAAAACACCACGATTAACAGTCAAAACATTTGTAGAACCAAATCCTACGACACCAATCTGTAATATTTCATTGTCAATATTCAACAAGTCATTAGTTGTGATCGAAGTAATGCCAGCAACTTTAATGGTTGTTGATCCAACTCCTACCGCCTCACTCAATGTGATATCAACATTTTTCTTATAAAGAGGTGACTGAACAATACCATCAATAGAAATAATGACTCTATTGTCTGGATTGATAGTGTCGAATGAATGACTTGTTCCACTTCCAACGGCGCGGAAGAAGAATGGTTCATTATTTGTTACAGCTGTATTCAATCCAGCAAGAGAGAATTGGTTATTATCAATCTTGATCGCATAGACCTCAGCAGGCATAAAGTTTGTGGAAATTCCACCAAGAACTTTATTTGTTGTTACGATACCAACTCGATTATTTCCATATGAATTACCTGGATCATATTTAATTCTCTCACCTGTCTGGAAGTTATGATTATTAATTCTAATAATTGAAGATCCTACCGAAATTACACCAGAATCAGATCCATCAAAAACTTTGTTGAATAGTACAAAGTCATTACTTGTCAATTTGAATGTGGACAATCCAACAATTTGTGCGCTTGTTGTTGTTCCAATTCCTGTAAATTGATTGGAAATATTGTCAATAAAGTTGACAGTATTTGATACTACATTGATAAAGGTGGAGATTCTTTTGGTCTTCAAATTGATATACTTGGACAATCCATTATTCAACGTCTCCTCACTTGCATAGTCAAAGTCATCTCTTCTGTAGAAAGATTTTACGTTATCAATATTAACCGATAAGGTAGTATCACTTTCTGGTTGTCCCAATCTAAGGTTACTACTTCTACCAAATCCAGCTGTTGCACCAGATCTAACAATTAAGTCGGAGAAGTTTTTGTAACCAGATGGGTGAATAATACTATCAACTGCATCCTTCCACTCAATTTCCTGAACTTCACTCTTAACAGAATATGAGAAGTTTTGGTAGTAATCATTGTCCTCCAATTTTTGGAAGTCATCATTTAACTTACCAGTGTCTTTTTGCCAACCCTTTGGTCTTTCGGCACTATAATCAATATCAAAGTAAACATTAAATGACTCAACATTGGCAACAGTTCCTTCTGCTCCAGACAGAGCTCCTTTTAAAACATTACCATTAATAACATTAGAGGAGAGATTGCGAAGTCTAATTGTGTTGGTTACAGGATCATATCCATTATTATCGAGAACAAACGCTTTACCATTAGCCCCATATGTAACTCTTTCACCTGGGAAGAATGATTCTGGACTCAGATTAGCCGTGAATGTTGGCAAATCATTTTGTCGGATTACCCTACCAGCACTTTGGTCGGGATCAAATATTCCGCCAAAAGTACCAATTCCAGAAATAGAATATGTTATTTGAGAAAGTGATGGATTTCTTGAAGCGACAGTAAAGAAAGAATAATTATAGTCTTCGGAGTTGTATCCACCAGTAGAACTTAATGAAGTTGTGAGTCCAATTCCTTCAACAAAGATTTTGTCTCCTACAGAGAATGGGAAATCGGATCCATCAGATTTCCAACCATTTGTTGGCTGAGTGATAGTTAAGAAGTTAGTTGTTCCACTGGAACTAGCCGAAACAATACCAACACCATTAGTATTTCTAAGAGGTACAATTCTTGGTGGGTTTGGAACGGCGTTAAATCCGCGACCAACAGTTATAACATCAACGGAAGAAATAGAAGTACCCTCAATATTTGCAACCAGTTCAATCTCTGGGGCATCTGGAATAATCAAATCTGGAGCTACAATGTAATTTCTGCCTGCTGTTACAACACCAACTCTATCAAGAACATAGTTGTTTGTTACCGTTACAATAGTTGGAGTCTCAACTTTGGGTTTGATTGACTTGTCGGATGGATAATCATATCCCAGTCTAATAACCTCTCTGAAACCAGGTTTTCCAATATCACCATCATAGATTGACAGAATCGCATTCTCACCACTAGTAGTTACGACTGTACCGATTCCTGGATTTCTTTGATAGTTTATTCCACCAAGAGTAACCTTAATCTCATTGATACCACCAAGAGCTACTTTAGAATCAGTAACGTATCTAAACGTTGAGATTCCTGATGTAGATGTATATGTTGATGTTTCTGGTTGTTTTCCTACCTGGTACTTAAACTGAGTGGAAGATATTGTAGTGATACCATGAGATCCACTGTAAACACTATTTTGGATAATAATTTTAGAACCGTTAGATACATTTGTATCTGGGGTCGCATCTCGTTTAGCAACACTGATAACGTCTAAGTTTTTAGGAGTTAACTTATAGAAAAGTGGTGATGGAACATTTTCAGAAAGTTTTAAGTTAACAATAGCTCCAGATTGTCCTGGTGTTCCAGATCTGGTAACTTCTGTACTAATTCCGAATCCTTCATATCTATTTTCAAAATTCTCATCTTCAAAGAATTCCAACTTAAAGTCTTGAATGGAAGAATCCGAAACAGCGAATCCAATAGATTGCCCTCTTGTAGCCGTGACGTGAGGATTAATCTTTGCAATCTTGTGTACACCAGATCCAAAGCTGGTTATTCCAATGTACTGGCCACCAAACTTGGTAGAATCTACAAAGTTAGAAGAGAATCGGAATTGGTCATCATTTATCTTCTGAATGAAGTATTCTCCCCTATCAACCAATGGTGTAATTGGAGAAGTAGAAACATACAGAATTTTATCTCCACTACTGTATCCATGATTATCAATACTAATCGTTGATAAAGTTGTACCAACTCCAACGGCAGAAGTTGCAAAATATGTTGGATCTACGATAGTTTTTCTTGATTGGGTATCGTATTCAAGGGATCTGGATAAAGTTGTATTTGGATGAAGATGAACAGATATATTGTTACCAGTATTAAGAGTATGGTCTGATGAGGTTTTTACTGTAACATCATATCTCTTGACATTTCCAACATACTCTTTATTTGTAGTAGTAAATGAGTGTTCTACACCCATTCTTCCCAAAACTGGTAAGAAGTACAACGATGTTGAAGTTGAACCAATTCCAACTTGGGTTGTTGTAATACCAAGAAGGTTATCACTTTGTTTTACTGCATAAACCGTTTGACCATCAATCAAATTAAAAGGATTACTCAAATTGAGGTTATTTGATACTGTAAGCGCAATGCCCGTAGGACCAACACTATAGTTTAATTTTTCACCAGAAACAAATCCATGATTTGTTATTGAGATTGAATTATCAGCCGTAGATCCATCTGGAGGGAGTTGGTGATTATTCAAAATAGTCCCATCAAGTGCCTTAACTTTGACCACTGTTGTGGTGCCAACACCAGCCACAGACTGTACAACAACTGTTGTGCCAATACCAATTGAATTTTGTGGATTAAATACAACCTTTCTATTAATATTCGTAGTTAAATCAGTCTTTACACCAACAGTAAATGCAAATCTACTTTGGTCTACGTGTAAGAACTGACCTGCATCATGTGATGTTATCACACCAGCTTGACGACGAACTCTATACTGGTTATTTTCAGAATTTACAGAAAGAACAGTAAGTCTTTCGGAACCAATTCCAACCACATCATTGACATAAATTTCTGGATCGAGTCCCGAATTTGCTAACGTAATCGTTGTTACGATTCCAGTCGCACCACTTGTCCCAATACCAACATCAATTCTAGAGGTTACTGAAGAAACAGAAACCGTTCTTACACCCTCAACAAATTTTAGTTCTCCATTTCCAATACCACCAATAATAACCCTATCACCATCCTTTAGGTTATGCGCAGTTGTAGCAACGCCAGTTACCACTTGATTCGCAATCGAGAAAGCTACATTTGATACTTCAAGTTCAGAATAAGAAATTTCATTAATTCCTTTACCAACAAGTGTCTTTACTTCTGCAGCTGCACCACTTCCACCAGAGTTTGAATTATTGAACAGAATCTTATCACCAACATTGTAGTTACTACCAGGAACAATTACCGTTACGGTATTAATACCAGTTTTGGTAATCGATCTAACAACTACTTCAGTGTCCTTAATATTATCTGTTACAAGATAATCATATTG